GTGTTGTTGCAGAACCCTCCGGCACCTGCAGGTACCACGGACCTTGAACAGGTGGACCTGGAGCACGACCCAGAGCAGCACCGAAAAGCCATGGCCGGGCATGAGCAGCAGTTCGGCAAGGAGTTCGGTGAATTCACCTACGAGGACGCCGCGCAGCTGGTGGTCCTGCATGCAACAACGGTCGACGTCGCCTGGCTGCAGCGCCGGCTCGCAATAGACAGCGACCAGGCCACCACACTGCTCCTGCGCCTGGTCGACAACGAAGTGATCGCCCTGGAATCCGAGGGCGACGTATCGATCGACAACACTTACATGGTCCTCGCGAAGCTCGAAGACCTCACCCTGGAGTAACAGCCATGCGCCTGAACCACCTTTTCGTCGAGAACTTCCAGGGCCTACGCCTCGCGAACCTGGAGCTGAAAGCCCCAATCACCTTGGTGGCCGGCCCGAACGGCGCCGGCAAGTCCAGCTTGCAGGAAGCGATCAACCTTGCGCTGGGTGGCCAGGCGCGGGTCGCGCTGAAGAAGGACTACAAGCAGCTGATCACCGATGGCCAAGCAAAGGCACAGATCATCCTCAGCCACGACGACGTGGCCAGCAGCTTCACCCTGCCGGCCGGCAAGGGCGACCACACCACAGCCACAGGCGACGAGTACCTGCCATATGTGCTGCGGCCTGCCACTTTCGCCGCCCTGGACGACAAGGGCCGCCGGAAAATGCTGTTCGCGCTGACGAAGTCGAGCAGCAAGCCCCAGGCCGTGGTCGAAAAGATGCTGGCCAAGGGTACCGATGCAACCAAGGTTGAACTGATCAAGCCGTTGCTGTTGAGCGGCTTCTCGGCCGCCCAAGACCAGGCCAAGGCCTACGCAAGTGAAAGCCGCGGGGCCTGGAAGGCAACCACCGGCGAAAACTACGGCAGCGAGAAGGCCGAGGGCTGGCTTGTGACGATTGACCCAATGCCGGATGGAGTACCGGAAGTTACCCGTGACGATCTCGCCCAGGCCGAAGCCGAACACGCCAAGGCATTGGCGGAGATTGGCAAAGGTGATCAGCACCTGGGCGGCCTGTACGAAAAACGCGATGCCGTTTCGTCACACGACACCCGGAAGGCACAGCTGCAGGAAATCTTCGGTCAGCTGGATCGCCGGCGGGCCAAGCTGGAGGCTACTAACAAGGACCTGGAAGGCTGGAAAGCAAAAGTCAGCGAAGCCGAGGTGCAGGTCCAGGCCTACAACGGCGAAAGCCCCTGCGAATGCCCAAGCTGCCACGTCAAGCTGAAAGTTGTCGGGCGCCTGGTTGAGATTTTCAAAGGCAAGACCGCCGATGCCGCCAAGCTGGCCACCGCCCAGGCAGACCTCAAGAAAGCGAACGAGGCTTACAGCCTGCTGGCCCGCACCCAGGTCAACGACCAGAAGGCCGTCACGGAGGCCGAGCAGGCCGGGCGCGACCTGGCAGCCCTGGAGAGAGCCGCCGGCGAGCCGGTGACAGATGCAATGATCAAGCGCGTAGAGGACGCGATCCATGTGCAGCACCGCTTTCGTGATACCGCCAACGCCAAGGCCGAGGCGATGCGCGAACGCCTGGACCTGGTCGCCAACGCCGAACAGCGGGCAGCAGATGCCGCGGGCCATCATGCAGACGTGAAGGCTTGGACGCTTATTGCCGACCTGCTGGCCCCTGATGGCATTCCCAGCGAGATCCTTGCCGGAGCCCTGCAGCCTTTCAACAGCAGCTTGGCCGCCGGGTCGAACATCGCTGGCTGGGCCCAGGTGCGGATCACCGCCGACATGACCATCACCGCCGGCGGCCGCTCCTACGCACTGCTGTCGGAGTCGGAACGCTGGCGCGTCGATACCCTGCTGGCCCTGGCCATCGCAGAGCATTCAGGCCTGCGGTTCCTGGTCCTCGATCGCTTCGACGTGCTTGACCCGCCACCCCTTCCGGCTCGCGGCCAACTGTTCCGCCTGCTGATGGCAGCCAACAAGGCCGGCACCCTGGACAGCGCCATTGTCTGTGGCACCTTGAAAGAGAAGCCCGCCAAGCTTCCGCCAGAAATCAATGCAGTCTGGATCGAGGACGGCATTGCCGGCGGTGATCAGCAATTGCAGCAAGCCAGCTGACTGCCTCACACGCAAACCCCACGGCGCCTACGGGCGCCTTCTTTTCGCCTGGAGAAAACCTATGTCCGACCTGATCTGCGTCTTCGACACCGAAACTACCGGCCTCCCCAAGTTCAAGGAACCCAGCGAACACCCCGATCAACCCCACATCGTGGATATCTGCGCCCTGCTCTACACGCCCGACGGCATGCTGGTGGACTCGTTCGAAGCGATGGTGTGCCCTGATGGCTGGAGCATCCCGAATGACGTGGCGGTTATCCACGGCATCGACGATGCCATGGCCCTGGAACACGGCATCGACGAAGGCCTGGCCCTGGAAGGGTTCATGGATATCTGGCGGCGGGCCGGCCTGCGGGTAGCCCACAACGTCTCGTTCGACGATCGAATTCTGCGCATTGGCTTGAAACGCTTCTTCGGCGATGCGGCGGCCGACGAGTTCAAGGCTGGGCCGAAGTACTGCACCTGCCAGAACAGCACCGCCCTGGTGAAGTGCCCGCCCACTGAAAAAATGATCGCCGCCGGCCGGGGCGGTCAGTTCAAACAGCCAACGGTAGCTGAGGCCTTGGTGCACTTCACCGGCGAGGAACTGGTCGGTGGCCACCGCGCCCGCGCCGATGCTGAAGCCTGCGCCCGCGTCTACTTCGCGTTGAACCCGCCCGCGCAAGTCGCCTGACCCTGCCCTATTCTGCGCCGGCACTCGCCGGCGCAACTGCACATCAAGGAACCGCCGCATGATGCTCAAGCGAGTTTTTAAACACTTCCACTTCTGCTGCGGCCTCGGCGGCGGCGCCAAGGGTTTCAACCGGGCCAGGTCCGTAGTCGGCAACATGCTGGGCACCTGGCAGTGCATCGGGGGCGTAGACGTTGACCCGGTGGGCCTGCGCGACTTCGAACGCCTCGCCGGCGTCCCGGGCACCCAGCTGGATCTGTTCACCCGTGATCAATACATTCGCTTCCACGGGAAAGAGCCTCCACCAGGGTGGCGCGAGGCCACGGCGGAGGATATTCGACGCGCCGCCGGCAACCAGCGCCCCGACGCGATCTTCATTTCCAGCCCCTGCAAAGGCGCCTCGGGCCTACTGTCCGAGAAAATGAGCCTCACCCCGAAATACCAGGCCCTGAACGAGCTGACGCTGCGCTGCATCTGGCTCATGGGCGAGGCCTGGCCAGATGATCCTGTGCCGCTGATCGTCTTCGAAAACGTGCCTCGGCTCGCTACCCGCGGCCGGCACCTGCTGGACCAGATCAACAAGCTGCTGAGTCACTACGGCTACGCATCCGCTGAAACCACGCACGACTGCGGCGTCATCGGCGGCCTGGCGCAGAGCCGCAAGCGGTTCCTGTTGGTGGCTCGCCACATCGAGAAGGTACCGCCCTTCCTGTACGAGCCGGAGAAGAAAACGCTTAAGTCGGTGGGATCGATCCTCGGCCGGATGCCGATGGCCGGCGATATTGAGGCCGCGGGCCCCATGCACCGCGTCCCGTCATTGCACTGGAAAACCTGGGTGCGCCTGGCGCTTGTCCAGGCCGGCAAGGACTGGCGCAGCCTGAATGACCTGGCGATCGAGGACGGGTATCTGCGCGATTTCGTGATTGTGCCCGAGGCTTACGGCGGCTATCTCGGCGTGAACAAGTGGGACGACTCAATGGGTGTTGTCGCCGGCCGGAGCAGACCAACCAATGGCGCGTTCTCCGTAGCAGATCCACGGGCCAGGGACGGCGCCCTGCAATACCAGCAGTACGGAGTGCGGCGCTGGGATGAAACCAGCGGCGCGGTGATCGGCGTCAAGTCGCCCGGGCAAGGGACGTTCAGCGTTGCCGACCCAAGACCTGCAGGTGTTCGACACAACAACGTGTACCTCCTCTGCCAGATGGATGGCCCCGCCGGCACAGTCACTGGCGGCCAGTCACCCAGTGCAGGCGGTCAATGCATCGCAGATCCTCGGCGCCCGGGTGAGGGCTTCGGCAAGTACCTGGTCACGCCATACGGCGCTGCCGCCGGCACCGTCATCGCAGGGAGCACCACCGGTCAGGGCGCCTTCGCCGTACAAGATCCCCGCTACACCAACTGGCACCCCGGTGCGAGCACGCGAAAGCTTGGGGTCTGTCCTTGGGACAAGACGGCTGGAACTGTTACTGGCTCGCAACAGGTGGCCAGTGGTGCGCTGTCGATCGCTGACCCTCGCCCGGGAATGAAGCGCGACAAGGGAGACGCCTATCTCACCGGTGGCCATTACGGGGTTGTCGACTGGAGCGGCCAGGCCGGAGCTGTTTCGGCCAGTGCCCGCCAGGACAATGGCCGCTGGTCCGTCGCGGATCCACGCATGCCAGAGCCCAGCGAAAAGCTCACCTGCGTAATCGAGAGCCTCGACGGCACCTGGCACCGCCCCTTCACCACCTTGGAGCTGGCCGCCCTGCAGAGTCTTGTCGAGCCCGAGGAATGGCTTGAGCTGGACGGCCTGAGCGACCAGGCCTGGCGAGAGCGGATCGGCAACGCAGTCCCCCCGGCCGCGGCCGAGGCAATCGCCCAGGTAATGGGCACCACCCTACTCCTGGCCGAGGCCGGCGAGACGTTCATGCTTAGCAATATGCCCGTTTGGGTGCAGCCCGTAGCTATCGCGCTCAGCGTGGCCCAGCAAGAAAACCAATAGCCTCCCGAGGTACACCATGAACCCAACAGCACAGCGGGCGCTTGACCGTGCCCGCGAAAAGCCAGCGTCCGCCCTGCTCCCGCCGATCCTGGCCAACCCGCCACTGCCAGAGATCGTGATCACCGGCCCGATCAACCGCGTCATGGAGCTGGAGGGCAAGCGGTATGCCGTGGACGTAGTCCAGTCCGCAGGCGCCGATATCCGCCGGCCCCAGGTAGTGGAAAAGATCATCCGCAACCTGACCACCTACGCCGCACAGCAGCCGTCCAGCGTGGCCAGCGGCGTGAAGATCGTCATTGATCTGTTGAAGGGGGTGGCATGAAACAGGCCATACCGCTTGAAACCCGCGTCATCACCGCGCTGGCCAACCATGAACGCCTGCTGCAACAGGTTGGCCAGATGAAAAAGCAGATCGGCGCCCACCTGGCAGAGTGTCCTGTGATGAAGAAAGCCAATGACTGGAGCATCAGCGCCCAGGACTCCAAAGACATCTACGACGAAAAAACAGGCCTGGTAAAAACTCACCTGTGGGGCGCATTCAACGAGCTGGTAGAGGGCAGCCACGGCGGCATGGTACGCATGAATCTGGACGACCAGGAAAACTACCTCACAGATCCTTGGTGCGACGAGACCCGCTGTGACCACTGCTATGCGGCCTGGCGCGTTATCCAGGACCGCCGCGACGTGCGCCAGGAACTGGGCCAGGCACGCCGGACACTTCGCATGCTGGGCAAATTGGCACTGAGGGTTATGCCGTGACCGCCCTTCGCCGCAAGACCAAGATCCGCGGTGCCCCGATGAAGGCGCTGGACCTCAACTTCACCTGCGACCAGTGCGGCAAGCAGCGCGCCCACGGCGATCACGACAAATGCAGCAGAGCGCGCCAGGTGGCCATGGCCGAGTTGCGCGCACGGGAGGAACACCATGCCTAACAACGAACGCCTGGTAGCCCAGCTCCAGGAAGACCTGAACGCCCGGGACCAGGCCCTG